GTTATTAAGGCCCATCTCTGATCTGAGATGTTAAACGAAACTCAACGAAACGTTATCCAAGCCGTGGTAAAAGGCTTAGCTTCTTTTGCGAATATTAAAGAGAAGAATACCCGTGCTGGCTTTAAGCCATATCCTTTTGAGTATGATGACTGGATAATGAATGAAATTGCCCTAGAAGTAGGCTGCAATAAATTCGATTTTCCAGGCATCTATACCCAGTTGGAGACGGCTACTGATCTAAGCAGCACGTGGACCCATTATCTCGAGGATGAATTTGAAATTATCCTCGAGCGGACCCTTCGACCCTTTTTCCTAATTGGTAACGACATCACAAAAGTTACTAGTTCTCTCACTCACGCCCTGGGTTATATAGATAGGAGTACTTCCTATAAAGATAACTTGTCCTCTGTTGTATATTGGTCTCTACTAGCAATGTCTGACAATTGGGTGCCGGCTATGAAATATCATAAAGACTGGCTCTTTGTCCACTATGCCCCTTTGACTGCTCGCGAATACCCTGAACCTCCTACAAAATTCGAAATCGGTAAGCCCGGTCGAATTTGGTTTGGGAGTCAAGATAAATTTATCCGCGGACGCCTCCGTCGAGGCGATAAAGTTGTTCTCAATAGTATCCTTCAAGGTCTCAAGAAAGGAATGCTACCCGTGAGTGACAATTACGTCATTGCTGCGGCCCAGAAACATGCGAAAATTCTATCACAACCGTATGTAAATCCGGTTATGGATGATAGTCATCTCACTCCAGAGTTGGAGGAGGTAATCTCTCGCACTTCCCGTGAAGTTTTTGGTCTAATAGGTCTTGAAGATATTGCTGTTGCTGATCATGAGTCAATTAGCACACATAGTTGTGTTGATAGTAATCGTTCCCGTGGGGGTTTCTCTGGATATTGGATGCGCAAAAAGTATGGTTGGATGGCTCCACGTATTCTCGGTTATATGAGGGATTTCGGTTTTAACACCGAATTCTGTGGCTTTTTAGCCCACGGACCTTCGATTATGACGGAGTTACGTCGACCCTCGGATTTGATATCCGACGATCTACTTGAACGCTTGACTAACGCCTATTGTGGCGAAGTCCCCGAACCTGTTCGGGTAAAGTTTATCCTAGAACCCCTTAAGGTTCGTACTATCAGCTGTGGAACTTATGCTGCTTACTCTTGCCAACGACCCCTTCAACAGTTACTTTGGAAACGTTTACAATCTTTCCCCCAATTTCTCCTAACAGGTGAATCCGCCACACCGGCTATACTTCAAAAGATAGTCTGCGGGTCCTGGGACTCTGATGACCTTATGGTCAGCGGCGACTATTCTAGTGCCACTGACTGTCTAAGCATGGAATCTACGCTTTGTGCGCTTCGTGCATGTTTGACTGGTCCTGTTCTTAAGATTGCGTATCAGGCTTTAGGGCCTCAACGCATTGAGTATTTTGGTAAAGATTGGAATTGTAAACAAGATCTTCCTACGGATAATCTCCCGTCCCCCTTCTATCAACAGAATGGTCAATTGATGGGTTCTCCCCTTAGCTTCCCTCTACTCTGTCTTATAAACCTTGCGGTTTTTAGATTAGCAGTTGAGAAATGGAAGATGTGTCGAGTTAAGATTTCCGACCTCCGTGTCCTTGTTAATGGTGATGATATCGCCTTCCGTTCCAGTCTAGATTTCTATAATTTTTGGCGAACCCAAATTGTACAGGTAGGTTTTATTCCCAGTGTTGGGAAAAACTTTACTAGTCGTGAGTTCGTTAATATTAATAGTTGTTATTTCCCGGTTGACCACAGTGGACCTATCTCTTTTTGTAAGGATAAGGTTCCCTATGTCAATATGGGATTAATTACTGGTCGGCAGAAGGGTGATACTTTAGATACCATGGATACGGATTCAAAGGAATTTGAGATCCTGAAGTTACTGGATTATGATCATAATTCTCAGCAAGAGCTTTTTGAGGGACATGACTCTCTATGTGCAACAATTTATCATGAATGGCGTGAGTGGCGCTCTGATCTCTTTGAAAAATTCCCTATCGGTTTTGGATACTCCGGTATTCGTTCAGAAGAGGGCCCCAATACTAAAGCTGAGGCTTCTTTAGCCTGGCAGCTCCGTACTATGTCACGTGGTCGCATTCCAATGCCTAAATGGTCGGGTGCAGACACGGATACTTGTATGGGTTCTTATTGGAAGCCCTACTCTGAATTCTATTCTGAGTATGACTTAAGAAGTGGCATTCAAGATGCTTTCTCTAACCGCTTTAAGGGTGCTGGGAGATGTTACAAGGAACCCTCTGATGAGGTGTCGAATATAATGGTTTCCCGGGGGGGGACTACGTGGGGCGTCCTTCGTCCTGCGGTGGCTGGCG